CGCCCTCAAAAGCGATTCCATGGTCGAGCTGGTGCGCGACATCTACGAAGGCAGCCAGGGCGTCATCATCGTGGCCGGCGAAGAGCTGCTGCCGCGCAAGCTGGCCAAGTGGGAACGCTTTCACAGCCGCATCCTCTCGTGGGTGCCGGCCCAGCCCGTCAGCCTCGCCGACGCCAAGGCCCTCGCGCCCATCTACTGCGACGCCGCCTGCGCCGACGACTTTCTCGACATGCTCGTCGGCAAGGCCGGCGGCAGCGTGCGGCGCGTCTGCGTCAACCTCGCGCAGGCCGGGCAGGTCGCCGCCCTCGAAGGCTGGCGCAAGATCGATCTCGCCCACTGGCAGGACCGGCCCATCTACACCGGCCGCGCTCCCGCCCGCGAACTTCCGGAGGGCTGCTGATGACGAGGAAGACCGCTCCGGTCGAGCTTGCCGGCGGCAAGGGCCTGCGGCAAATGGTCTGGGATCGCATGCGCGGCCACGCCCGCAAGGATCAGGACTTCAGCCTGGCTGACCTGGTCTTCGGTGACGAACGCACCGCCACCGTGCGCGACTACACCATCGGCCTGGAAAAAGCCGGCTTTGTCGCCGTCGTCCAGCCGCATTGCTGCGGCGGCCGCAACACCCCGAAGCGCTGGAAGCTCGTTCATGACATGGGCGCCGAAGCCCCGCGCGTGCGGCGCGATGGCACCCCGGTAACGCAGGGGCTCGCCCAGGAGCAGATGTGGCGCACGCTGTGCATGCTCGGCGGCGCCGTCACCGCGCGCGAGTTGGCCGCCCACGCCAGCACCGAGACCGTTCCTGTGCGCGAATCCGCTGCCTACGACTACCTGCACAACCTGCAGCGCGCCGGTTACGTGCAGATCGCCACGCCGGGCAAAGGCACGGGGCGTGGGGGCATCCAGATGAGATTCCGCCTGGTACGCAACACCGGCCCGCGCCCGCCAATGGTCTGCCGCACCCATGCGATCTATGACCCCAACCTTGGCCGCGTCGTCTGGCACGACGCCACCGTTACCGAAGAGGACGCCATCTATGGAAACTGAAGCAACAGTAACGCCCGCCGCGCCCATCATCCCCACCTGGCGCGACATCATCGACCGCGAGATCGCCGCCGATCCGCGCGGCAAGGCCGGCGTCGCCGAGCGCCTCGGCGTCAGCCGCTGCTACGTCAGCCGCGTGCTGACAGCCGGCAAGGCCGGCTATCAGGCCGTGCCCCGCAAGTTCATCCTGCGCGTGCTCGATCTCGAATCCGAGATCGACTGCCCGGCCATCGGCGCCAAGACCCCGCGCACCGAGTGCCACAAGGCCAACGACCCGATGCCCACCTACAACCCGATTGCCGTCGGCATCTGGCGTTCCTGCCAAACCTGTCCGCACAAGCCGGCGGGAGGGAAGCCATGAACAGCCTGACCAAGGAAGAACGCGCCGCGCTCAACGCCATGGCCCTGCGCGGCCTGCTCAACGCTTCGCGCTGCGTCGAGCGCTTGTTGATGGACGGCGAAACGGTGCTCTCCGTCACCATCGCCGGCCCCGGCTGCCGCGTCGACATCCTGCCGCCGGTGCCCACCAGTCCGCTCTGGGCCGCCTCGGCCACCTGGCGCGAGACCGGTGACGCCGTCGGCTACTTCGCCTCGCGCTTCGGCACCGAGATCCGCTGGAGCATCACCAAGGATGAAGCCGCCCGGCGCGGCATCAACTGGAGGCTGCACTGATGAACGCCCCTGATACGCAAATGAGCCGCATCGAAATCCCCGCCTTCCTCGAACGCAAGGAACCCGCCGCCGTCTATCTGTGGTCATCGCAGCGCCGGCTCGTGGTTTTGAAAGACAAGGGGCGCGTCGACCTCTCGGCTGACGACCTGCGTGCGCTGCGCCGCTTCTTCGATCAGTTCGACATGGAGGGCGCATGAGCACGCTCACCACCCCCGACGAAGTCTTCACGCTGCGTGCCCAGGGCCTCAAGATGCGCGAGATCGCCGCCCGCACCGGTCTGTCGCTCAGCACCGTCTCGGCGCGGCTCGGCCTCAAGGTCGGCAAGCCGCGCAAGCAGCGCCAGACCGTCGAGCGCAAGTGCCTGGGCTGCGGCAACACCTTCGACAGCGAAGGCCCGCACAACCGGCAGTGCAACCGCTGCCGCGCCCGCAGTGCCAGCCCGTTCGACAGCCCGCACGCCGTCACCTACTGAAAGGCTCGCCCCATGAACCATGCCCGCCTCGAAAGCTCGCACCGCCTGCAGCGCCTGGCCGAAGCCCTTGCCGACGGGCACGAACACAGCACGCGCGAACTGGCCATGCGCGCCGGCATCTGCGCCGTCAACAGCGCCGTCGCCGAGCTGCGGGCCAATGGCTACGACATCGAATGCCGCCGGCAGGGGGATCTCTGGCTCTACCGGCTCCACACCAACACCATCTCCAAAGGAGTAACGCCGTGCCCAGCATGACCGACATCGAAACCCGCGCCCGCAAATACGCCGAGGCGCGCGACACCCTGCGCGACCTGTGCGCCGCCCTCAACGACGGCATCGCCGCGCTGCAGAAGGAACACCTGCCCGGCATCCGCAAGGCCGTGCAGCGCGCCAGCGAAGCCGAAGCCACCCTCAAGGCGCTGATCGAAAGCGCGCCCGAGCTTTTCCAGAAGCCCAAGACCGTCACGCTGCACGGCGTGCGGCTCGGCTACATGAAGGGCAAGGGCGGCATCGTCTTCGACCGCGACCCTGATGCCGTCGTCGCCGCCATCATGAAGCACCTGCCAGAGCAAGCCGAAGCGCTCATCCGCTGGACCGGCAAGCCGCTCAAGGAAGCCCTCAACCAGCTCGACGTCGCCAGCCTGAAAAAGATCGGCGGCCGCGTCGTCGATACCGGTGAAATCGTCTTCATCAAGGCCGTCGACAGCGCCGTCGACAAGATGGTCGAGGCGCTGCTCAAGGGCGCGGCCGAGGAGGTGGCAGCATGATCCGCGATCGCGACTTCACCCGTGTCACCTTCAAGGTCAACACCGCCGGCAGTTGGGCGAACCTCGTCACCTGCGACGCCGAGCGCGTCGATGAGGTCAAGGCTGCCTGCGCCGTGATCGGCAGCCGTGGCGAAGCCAAGTTCAAGTACGTCGACGCCGCAGGGGGCGAGATCGAGTGCTACGGCAAGGATCGCTACGGCCACTGGGGTTGGCACGCCCCGAAACGGGGGCGGTCATGACCGCCTTCCTCGTCGGCACCGTGATCGGCCTCGTCATCGGCTACCTGCTGCGCGACATGGAGGCGAAGTAAGGCCATGCGCGAACGTCCAATCCTGTTCAGCGCACCGATGGTGCGCGCGATCCTCGGCGGCCGGAAAACGCAGACGCGGCGGGTGATCAGGGGTGTGGCCGCGGTGCATGCACGAACGGGCGAACCGCTGGCCAAGCTGGACAGCGCCGGCCCGCGCGTAACCTGCCCCTACGGCCAGCCCAGCGACCGGCTATGGGTGCGGGAAGCGTGGAACTGGTGCTACGCAGCGGAAAAAGACGCGGGTGGAAAAGGCGCTGAAGATCGTGAATTGATCGACTATGCGGCAGACGGCCACCCGGGCGTCCTCGGATTCAAGTGGCGCCCATCCATCCACATGCCGCGCTGGGCCTCGCGCATCCTGCTCGAAGTCACCGCCATCCGCGTCGAGCGGCTGCATGACATCAGTGAGGCCGATGCGCAGGCCGAGGGCGTCTATGCCGATGCCGCCTGCAACGGGATGTTCACCACAGACGGGAACACCTACACCACCAAGCAGGACGGCGCGGTAGGGGCATATGCCGAGCTATGGGAGAGACTCCACGGTGACGACGCATGGGCCGCAAACCCGTGGGTGTGGGTGGTCGAGTTCAAGAAACTCGGCGCTGGCGAGACGGCAGGAGTAACGCTATGAGCCAGCTCTACCTCGTTCGCCTGCTCGACAACGACGCCACGCGGCAGGCCGATATCACCCTGCCTTTCGCGCCATTCCCCGGCCTGTATATACAGGCACCGTGGAAGGCCATGGACTACGTGCAGGTCACCGAAGTGTTCTGGCACAGCGAAAGCGAAGCGTTCGAGTGCTATGCCGGTGAAGAGTCGGTAACGCCATGAGCGCCACCCGCAACCAACTCCTCGCCCGCCTGCACTGCATCAAGAAGGAGCAGGGCTGGGATGACGACACCTACCGCGACATCCTCCATGCCCGCACCGGCAAGCGCTCGGCCGCCGATCTCGACGGCCCGGCGCTGGCGCGGGCGGTGGCCGCGCTCGGCTCGCAGAAGCCGCCCGGCGGCTTCAAGCGCGACGCCGAATGGGCCTTCATCGACACGGCCGCCGAGGAGAAGCGCCCGCTGCTGCGCAAGATCTGCGCGGTGTGCCGCGACATGGGCGTCGGCCGGGCCTACGCCGAAGGCGCGGCCAAGCGGCAGCACGGCATCGAGCGCAAGCTCGAGATGATGGACGCCGGCGAGCTGTACATGCTGGCCGGCGCGCTCGTCCGCACCCAGAAGCACCGCGCATGACCCCCGCCGATCTCCGCGCCGTCTGGTCCCTGCTGCCCTACAGCGCGCAGGCGCTGATGCAGTGCCTCGGCGACGAGGCGGCGGCGAAGCTGCTGGCCGCGCGTCCGGGCTGCCAGTTCCTCGTCCCCAGGCACGCCGATCGCCACCCGTCAGGCGCCAAGCGCTGGGCCGAGCTGGCCGCGATCGTCGGCGACGAGGCGATGGAAGCGCTGGCCGCGCGCTGGGGCGGCGATGTGATCGAGATCCCGACCTGCAAGGCCGCCCGCGACGAGCTGCGCGCCCGCGCGATCCGCGCCGAGTTCGACCGGCTGACGGTCGAGTCGGGCTATTCAGGCAAACAGGCCGTCTATGAAATCGGCCTCAAGTTCGCCCCCATCACCAGCCGCGCCATCGAGCTGATGTGCGGCCGGGGCGATGCCGGCGAACAGCGGCAGGAGAGTTTGTTTTGAGGGCCAACGACAGAGTGGAGGGGCGCGACGCGGCATTATCGCGGCGCGTCCCTTCGCACGACGGGTTGGCCGGCAGCGGCTCCACGGAGTGAAGATGCAACCCTACTACCAGGACGAGGCTGTAACGCTCTACCACGGCGACGCGCTGCAAATACTGCCGCTGCTGCCGATGGCTGACGCCATTGTGACGGACCCGCCCTACGGCGAAACCTCGCTTGACTGGGACAAGTGGCCGGACGGTTGGCCGGCAGTTGCTGCGCTGGTAGCGCCGCAAATGTGGTGCTTTGGAAGCATGCGCATGTTTTTGGACAAGCGCGGCGACCTTGGCGACTGGAAGCTGGCGCAGGACGTGGTTTGGGAAAAGCACAACGGTTCATCATTCCATGACGACCGCTTTCGGAGAGTGCATGAATTTGCACTGCACTTCTACCGGGGCGACTGGGGCGCGCTGCATCGGGAGGTTCCGCGAGTTGGCGAAGAGCAGCGGAAACAAAATATCCGGCGCGGCAAAACTCCACACCTTGGCGCGAACGGCCAAGCGTCTGTGATTGAGGGGCAACGGATCATGACTTCGGTGATTTTCGCGCCGAGCTGCCACGGCTACGCAGTGAACGAGACACAGAAGCCGGAAGGCATTGTGGCCCCGCTGCTGCAGTACAGCGTGCCCCCCGGCGGGCTGGTGGTGGATTGCTTCGCCGGGAGCGGAACCACTGGCGCAGTTGCGCGAAAGACCGGGCGGCGGGCAATCCTGATTGAGAAGCGCGAGGCCCAATGTCGGGCCATCGTGGAGCGGCTGGCGCAAGGTGACTTGCTGACGGCCAACGTTCAGGGTAAGGGGCAGA